TTCTCCTCGCGTTTGATCTCGTTGTAGACCTTATTGATCGTCAGGTCGCCGCGCCGGAGCTTCTCCTTCACCTCCTCCGGTGCCTTCTGCACGATCTTCTCAACCCGGGCGATGGTGTCGTGAGACACCCCGGCGATCTTGGCGAGCTCTTTCTTAGTGTCAACTCGCTCAATAAGGTTGTCAGAATTCTGACAACCTTTTACACCCCGCCCCTCAGATAACTGCTGGTTCTTCTTCGCCTTCGCCGCGATGATATGTTTTCTCTTCAGGGCGAGTTCTCCCCGGATGAATGGAGTGAGGTTTCGCCGTGAGAACTGGTTGTCGATGATCCAGACCATCGCGTCATCGCGCGACGCGAACTCCATCTCGACGGTTTCGAACGGTTTCCCATGCGCCGTGCAGATCTCGTAGCGGTTGTGCCCGTCGACCAGAATGTTGTGACCTTTCCACACTACGAGGGCGTCCCGGCACCCCTCTTCCCGGATAGACTTCTCCAGGCCCGTTCGTTCGTCGGGAGATAGAGGGGGAATTAGTGCCTTGAATTCAGGGTCGATAATCAGTGTGCCTGGTCGGGGCGTGGGGCTTATTGCTGTTGTCGCTGACTCTATCATTGTCGATCACTCGTGTAATGCTGTGGTCGTCCGGGCGGGCCGGTCAACTGCCAGGGAGACGGTCCGCTCGTCCATGTTCTTCTTGCTCAGCTTTGGACACTGCAAGGTCTGCCGGAACGTCATCGACACCACCCCTCCCTGTACCTCGCTGCCGCCGGGGGTATGCACTCAGGACCTATCACGGGGCCGATGATCTCCAGATTGAGATGGATCGCCCAATCTCGCTCTAACCGCGCGCCTCTGCTCCCCTCCCATCCTGGTAGCAGCAATACAGCCACACCCGTCTGAGAGAGAGCCCGGAGGATCACCAGGTCGCCGTCGAGCCACTCTTGGTGCGAGATCTCCGGGCAGGAATCCTCAAAATGCGCCGTGTTGAGATGCGGCGTAAACGGCATCCAGCCCTTCCGCGCCGCGGCCTCCGCGTGCGCCCGGGCTATCGCGACGTTATCCGCGACCGTGCGCCCGTGCCCGGCGGAGTAGGGGCCGGCGATGTAGAGGATCGGCCTCACGCGATCGCCCCCTCGGGCCATGCGGGCCGGCGCTCGTATGCTGAGCATCCCCTTGTATCGATGCATCCGATCGGGCACTCCAGTCCGACGTATCTCCCGTCGAGCCCGCAGTAATCAGCGAAGAGCATCCCGAGGAGATGCGTCCACCGGGAATGATACTTGCAACCGACGCAGGTTCTCATACCCTCACCCGCCGGTGATTCAGCGCATAGTTGCTGCACGCTTGCGAGCAGAACCTCGGCATAGGGAGCCCTCGGCACTT